CTATGGAATGGCCACGGGAGGAGATGCTGAAATAAAAATTTATAATGAAACTGGAAGTGCAACAGCAAAAAATTTAGTTTTTCATGGTAAATGGGCAGCAGCCGATAACGCTGTTCAAGAATTTAAAATGCCGGGAGCAGGTATTTATTGTAATGATGGAGCTTACGTAGATCTTACTAACTGTGATTTTTGTTACGTAATCGGAACATTTTAAGGAGTTAGCCAATGGCAAATACTACTTCCTCATCATATTCATTTGATCAGGATTTCTCGATAGATGAAATTATTTCAGATGCGTATGAACGTCTTGGTTTAGTTGGGACTGCAGGACATCAAATAAAAACTGCTAGAAGATCTTTAAACATTCTTTTTCAAGAATGGGGTAATAGAGGAATACATTTTTGGGAAGTAGGAAATACTAATATTAATTTAGTTGCAGGTTCAACAACTAATGTTGATGCTACTGCTGAAGGATCTGGTACTTATACTTTTTATAGAAATTCTACAGATGTACCGGGAGGTGGTGAACCACCACAAGCTACAACTGTTCCAACAACAAATGTTTATGGTATTTCAGATATCTTAAATGTGTCCTACAGACAAAACTATAATACAACAAATCAATCTGATATAGGATTAACTAAAGTTGCTAGAGATTCATATGCTGCAACCGCAAACAAAGCATCTAATGGAACACCGTCACAATTTTGGGTACAAAGATTTATAGATAAAGTTACATTAACTATTTATCCTTTACCTAACTCAACTGCTGCAGATAATTTTTTAAGTGTTTATTATGTAAGAAGAATTCAAGATGTAGGGGCTTATACTAACGCGAGTGACACACCTTTTAGATTTGTACCATGTATGGTTTCAGGACTGTCTTATTATTTATCTATGAAGTTTGCACCACAAAGAACACAGGAGATGAAGTTGTTATACGAGGATGAACTTGCTAGAGCATTATCTGAAGATGGTTCTGCAGCTAGCACATTTATTACTCCAAAGACATACTATCCAAATATATAATGGCTAGATTTGCAAAAGGTAGTAGAGCATTAGCAATATCCGATAGGTCAGGTGCAGCTTTTCCATATAGAGAAATGGTTAAAGAATGGACAGGTGCATGGGTACATGTTTCTGAGTTTGAACCTAAACAACCACAATTAGAACCACATCCTGTAGGAGCTGATCCACAAGGATTATTACATGCAAGACCTGCAAGAGTTGAGTTTCCTGTAACAGATATTTTACCTGAAAATCCTTTTCAAACATATCAAATAGGTTCACCTATTGTTAACGTTTCATTACCTGGTCATGGTTACACGACAGGTGATGTAAGAAGATTTAGAGGTTCACCAGGAACAGCAGGTACTTTTAGCACTCCAAATGGAGTCGGAGGAATAACAGGATCTACGATTGCAAAAGCTGTTGGATACACTATAACTGTAGGAAAATATATTAACGGTGCTACAAATACCACTGGAACAAACGGAACAGATTGGTTTCATTTTAGTGCTGACACAAACGCAACAAGTGTTGTAAACGGAGGAGGAGGATATCCAGTCTCAGTTGGACCGGTAACCTTAGAAGCATAATGGCAGGATATACTTACGCAACTTTAACAGATGATATTAGAAACTACACAGAAGTAGATGCAAATGTGTTTACTGCTGCTGTCATAAATAGATTTATAGAAAATGCAGAAAATAGAATTAATTTAGATGTGCCTATGGATTCTGATAGAATCATGGCACAAGGACAATTTGCACAAAACTTTAATAGTATTACCGTACCAACAAAAACTTTATTTGTTAGAGGTGTACAAGCATTTAATTCAACATCCGCTACTACCGAACAAGGTTTTTGGTTAGAAAGACGTGATCAAACTTTTATTACTGAATATGTAGGAGAAGCAACAGGTCCTTCAGGAGGATCTACAGGACAAAATGTTAAAGGACTACCTAAATATTATTCTATGTTTGGTGGTGCTACTACAGGAGTAGATACAGCTACTTCTGGAGCTATATTTGTAGCTCCAACACCTGATCAAAATTATCAATATATTATCCATTATAATGCTCAACCCACTGGTTTAGAAACTAATACAGGTGGTACGTATGTTAGTAATTACTTTCCACAAGGGTTATTATATGCTTCTTTAATAGAAGCTTTTATGTTTTTAAAAGGTCCAACAGATATGTTGACACTATATGAAAATAGATATAAAACAGAGTTACAAAAGTTTGCAGCAATGCAAATTGGAAGAAGAAGAAGAGACGATTACACGGATGGTACATTAAGAATTCCAATCGAGTCACCGCCTCAGTAATTAGGAGAAAAATATTATGGCAATAACATCAGCAGTATGTAACAGTTTTAAAACAGAAGTTTTACAAGCATTACATAATTTTACAGCGTCATCCGGAAATACATTTAAAATAGCTTTATACACAAGTAGTGCTACTTTAAATAAATCAACAACAGCTTATTCAGCAACAAATGAAATATCAAACACATCAGGTTCAGCTTATTCTGCAGGTGGTGCAACACTTACAAGTGTAACTCCAGCTTTATCAACTGATACTGCATGTTGTGATTTTGCAGATGTTAGTTTTACTTCTGCTTCATTCACAGCAAACGGATGTTTAATTTATAATGATACAAACGCTGATAGAGCAGTTTGTGCAATCGCATTTGGTGGAGACAAAACTGTATCAAGTGGAACTTTCACAATTCAATTTCCAACAGCAGACGCATCTAACGCTATACTTCGAATAGCATAGGGAGTAACTCCTTATGTCTAATACTTGGAGCACAGGCGTCTGGGGACAAAACGAATGGGGTGATCAAGGCCCTATAGTATTTACACCAACCGGCGTAAGTGCAACTTCCAGTGTTGGAAGTGTTGTAGCAGCTCAATTAATCACTGCAGAATTAACAGGTGTAAGTGCTACTTCTTCATTAGGATCATTAACTTTAGATTTAACATCCGTAGTGTCTCCAACAGGAGTTAGCTCAACAACAGAACTTGGAAGTTTTGATAATGCAGGAACTTTAGTTGGTTGGGGTAGAAATGGTTGGGGTGAAGAACCTTATGGAGATTCATTTAATAAATTAGAGCAACCAGCAGGATTAAGTATAACATCTAGTGTTGGATCATTAACAGCTGCCATAGAAAATTTTATCCCTATAACGGGAGTATCAGCTACATCTAATATTGGTTCTCTAGGTTTTGTTATAGATTCTACACCTGTCATAACAGGTGTTACCACAACTGCTAGTGTAGGAAGTATCGCTCCAGCCGATGTTATGGGATTAACAGGAGTACAAGCAACTTCTACCGTTGGATCTATTTTACCTGCAGATGTTGTGGGATTAACAGGAGTGTCTGCAACATCTTCTGTAGGAAATGTAGAAATAACAAGAGAGGAAATTATAATTCTTACAGGACAATCTTTAACAAGTGGTGTAGGATCTCTTACACTAGAAATAGGAGTTCCATTAACAGGAGTCTCATTAACAGCAAGCACAGGGTCTATTACACCTACAGATGTTATGGGATTAACAGGAGTACAAGCAACAGCAAGTGTCGGTGATTCTGGATTAATTCTTCAATATTACAGAACATTAACACCTAAAGTCAGCTCAGGTTATACAATAAAAACACCTGCATAATTATAATTGACTTTATAATGAATAGATAATATAAAATAACCAAAATAAGGATATAAATAATGGCATCAACATATTCATCTGATCTTAAACTAGAATTAATGGCTACCGGTGAGAATGCCGGTACATGGGGAACAAAAACTAACGCTAATCTAAACTTAATCCAACAATCAGTTGCTGGTTATCAAGCTATTGATGTGGCATCTGGAGACGTGACTCTTGCTATGACTGATGCAACTATTTCTAATGCAAGAAATATGACATTAGAATTTACAGGAACTTTAGCTGGAAATAGAGTTGTGAACTTTCCTGCAAGTATAGAAAAAATGTTTAACGTAATTGATTCAACTAATCACGCCGGATATACTTTAACTTTTAAAGTTACAAGTGCTGCTGGTTTTTTATTATGTGAAGGCAATAGTTACATTTGTCACTCAAACGGAACTAACATTATTAAAGATCATGAATTTAGAAAATGGAGAACGTTAACTGCAGCTGAAACAGTTCAAGCGGGAGCAAAATTATTTATAGATACAAATGGATCAGCATACACAGTCACGCTTCCTGCATCACCTGCTGTTGGTGATGAAGTGCATTTTGCAGATTCAAGATTTACTTTTGATACTAACGCATTGACTGTAGGTAGAAATAGTTCTAAAATAGCAAACACGAGCGCAGACTTAGTCGTTAATACTGAAGGTGCATCTTTTGGATTAGTTTATTCTGGTTCAAATGTAGGATGGACATACACGGAGAAATAATATGGCAAATTACGAAGCAACTAAATATAATTTTAATGGATCTGATCTTACAGGTATAGAAGGAATTCCTACAGCAACTATTGTGCCGTGGTCTTCTGCATCAGTGCCAACAGGTTTCTTAGAGTGTAATGGTCAAGCAGTTTCAAGATCAACTTACTCTGCATTATTTGCAATCGTAGGTACAACTTACGGAGCTGGAGATGGTTCATCTACTTTTCTAGTACCTGATTTACAAGACAACGTAGCTGTTGGAAAATCTAATAACAAAGCTTTAGGATCAACAGCAGGAGCAAACACTGTAACTTCGACTGGAAATGTTGGTGGATCTACAGCCAATGCTACTATATCAACAGCGCAACTTGCTTCTCATAGTCATCCTCAAGGTAGAGGTAATAGTGCTGCTATACGTAAAAGCACATTTAGTTCGCCTACATATTTTCAAGGTGGCGGACCAGGAAGTACTGGAAATGAAGGTTCTGGTAGTGGCCACTCTCACAACATGAGTGCAACTTTTTCTGGTGATGCTACTTCAGTTTTACAACCTTATTTAACAATTATTTATATTATTAAGACTTAGGAGAAATTATGGCAACAAACTCAAATTGGACAATAATATTCGAAGACAAGTGTATTATAAAAAATACAGGTGCTGAATCAGGTACTGGCTACAAAATTGATGATGATGCTTTTTGGAATGATTCTAAATTTTCAAATATCTGGGCTATTCAATACGGAACATCTAATTCTTCTGATGAAGTAGAACATAGAAATGAAACTCCTCATTGTAGTTATGTAGATGCAAACTTAGGAGACATTAGTCAATTCAGCAACAGATGGGACTCAGCTCATTTAGCTCAACTACAATCCGATTGGGATAACAATAATTTAAGTATTGAGGACCCAGAAGGACAAAATCCTCCGGTACTAAGAGATGAAACAGAAGCTGAAAAAATTACTAGACTAGGTGAAAGACCTACTTCTTACTCTTCATAATCTTCTATAAATAAAGTAGCTGTGTATCTTTTAAGATTAGGTATATTACTTGCATGATTCGAATGAACTTTATTTGAAGGAAACATTATTGCTCTATTTTCTTTAAATCCTACATGTATATCTAATTCACCATCTGTATAAAAAACAGTGCCGTTTGTAACTGCGGTAGGTCCTTTTAACATCACTAATATATTTATCTTTGCTGATTCTACATCATCGTGAGGTATAAAATTTTCTAGATTTCTTATATCAATACCACAGTCGTGATTAACTTTATTTATTTTAATTTTGAATTTAGTTTCAGTTTGTTTAATAAAAGTATCTAATAAATTTTTATCATTTGAAAATAAAAACCTACTTCCATAATAATTTTTTACGGTATGTTCTCTTCCTTCAAAATACCTAGGAGTAAAAAACAATTTAGTTGTTACATGATTTTTTATATTTTTAAATAGTATATCTTCAAAAAAATTATCAATAATTTTGATCACTTTCTCAACATCATCCAAGAAGTTAAGATATATTTTTCACCCGCCAGTGGTGGATTACCTCTGTGCACATATGGAAAACCCGCAGGCCAAATAACTATTCTTCCAGTTTTAGGTTTAACTCTTTTTGAAAAATTTAAAAATTCTGTTTCCCCACCTTCTTCTATATCATTTAAATATATAGAAAAAACAAAAGCTCTAGCTTCATTATCAAATCCTTTTCCATGTTCAATATGCCAAACATGGTAACCTTCTGTAGGTAAAGTTTTTTGTATTTTTAAATTTGTAAAATAAAAAGGATCATTAGAATAAGCATGATCAGCTCCTGTGTTTTTGATGTAATGATTCCAAGCTAAATCGAAATTTATTATCATTGGTTTTAATTTTTCCCACCACACATTTATATTGTCGGGTGCTGCAAAAAATTGTTGATCTTGTTTAATTAGTGTGGATGTATTTTCAAAAGATATTCTATTTAAAGTATTATTAAATTTATTTTCTTCTTCAAATAATTTAATAGCTTTATTACATTCTTGTTCAGTAATATAGTTGTCATACACCCCAATAAAATTGGTTATGTTAACTGTTTTTTCTTTTATTATTTTTTCCATAAAGATAAACTCAAAATAATTCTTTCTCTTGAAGAAAAGGCATGATGGTAATAACCTTTCGGAATGTATAATACATCACCTGGATTTATTTGTAAATCTATATTATCTATGTGATAGTACGTTGTGTTTTTAATACCTAATATTAAAACATGTTCTGAATCTTCGTGTGTTGGACCTACTTCACCTCTTATTGAATAAAAAAAATCTAGATTTCCTATTGTAAAAATATCTTTTAAATTTGTATTAACAAAATCTAAGTAAGTTTTAAAAATAAATAACTCATTTAATTTAATTATTTGATTTAAAAAAGGTGTGGTTTTATTTTCAAATGCTAAATTATTATGTTTTCCAAAAATAGAAAACATGTCATCAAAACTAAAGTCAAGCCCAAATGATTTTAATGTTACGGCATTTTTTATCAAAAGATATTTATTTTTTTGACAAGCTTTTTTTATTTTTTTAAACATTTTTAAAATATCTTTCCATGTTGCCATTCCCACAAAAATGGCGATTTCTTAATACTATCATATACATAATAATCTAAATGTAAATATTTCATAACCTCATCTTTATCTATGTATTTTTCAATGTCATAAGAATTATTATTTACACATTTATTTTCGTGTTCAGATTTTTTAAAATGCATTTTTAAAAATATATTTAAATCTTCTATATCTACATAATGACTTATTTGACAATTCATTAAATAAGGGATTTGTGAAATACTGTGATTAATATGACCTACCATACTATTTCTTATATGGTTTTCATTTGAAGTAAATAATTTTTTAAAATCCACATCTTTTACATCTACATCATTTAAATATAGATCCCATTTTAAACCAGATAAAAATCTTTTGTATGGATCTCTAATAATACAAAATCTAGTTTTTTTAGACAGATGATTAGTGTATTGTATTTCTTCGGGTTTAAAGTTATTTTTAATACATTTATGAACGCTGCTGTTTCCATTTTTATGGATTCGAACGTATTGAAATTTTTCTGTTTCAACTATTTCAAATAGTCTAAAATTCATTTTTATCCTTTTTAGAAAATTTTTCACCTGTTTGTTTAAAGTAATTATCATAAGCGTGATGAGTAAATGGTCCATTTTTATTTACATAGTGTAAAAATACTTGAGCCATACCTTTACCTTCGTATGTACCAGGACGCCAATGTTTTTGAGCGCATCCTTCATATAACACTCCATCTCCTTCTTCTAGTTCAAATTTTTTACCTTCAATAATAATAGGCCAATTATCATATTTTTTTATACAAACAGTAACACTAATTTCACAAGAAGGTCTGTCTTTGTGTTTAGCTAGAGTTCCTCCATACACATAATATCTCCAATATGCATAAGTAGGAAATAATTTTAAATTAGATTTTTTTTCTACTACAGGTAATTTAGTATCCAATAAAGCTGTCATTAAAGGATCACTATACCAGGCAGGTGAAAAAGATTGGTCGTCTAGTTTATAATCTTTGTTAGAATCTAATTTATTGTAACAATATTTTTGAATAATATCTAATTCTTTTTTAATAATAAAATTTTTAATTATTTTATTCATTACTGTAACCAAGCCACTATACTATATCTTTTTCCTTTTGTAATCGGCTCAATACAATGAGGATACATAAAATTACTTGGGAAAAAAACAACTGATCCAATATCTAATTTTAATTTTTTAATTTCTTTTTCTTTTTGATCTGTAAAAATTAAATCCCCTCCTTCATATGTATTATTTAAATTAATAATAACACTTAAATGTCTAGGAGAAGTTGAAAAATGATCTGTATGTATTTCATATTTACCTCCTTCTCCATATTGTAAAAGATCTATTTGATTTATTTCGTTACTAGACATTAAAGGAAATTTAATTTTGTAGTGAATATATATTCTTTCAATTTCTGTTTTTATATAATTCCAATAAAATAAATCAGTAGGATTTTTAAATTTTAAATTATAACCATTAACGTTTCGTACCTCTGTGTTTAACCCTGATCTAATAGTTAGTTTATCTTTAGCTTTATCTTCTATAAAAGGTATTAATTTTTTAATAAAAATAGGATTAACTATATTTTTTAATTCTACAATTGCTTCTAAATGATCCATAGTTTAGATTTTTGTTATTGTAAGATTACCTGAAACAGATATTCTTTCTCCTTTGCTTTTAAAATGATTGACACCGTGATGAAGAGAACTTGGAAAAATAAAAAAATCTCCTACCTCTGGCATAAATACATGTTGGTTAATACAATATTTTTCTTTTGACAACTTATTTATAAAATAAATATTACCTGGTTTTGTAGTCGCATTACAGTTTTTAGATTCTTTTTTTAATTCTTTTGGAACATCTGTATAAATAACAAAAGATAAATCACCGGTATGTCGATGCAATGGATTAGATTCAAATTTAGTCATGTAATTAACCCACGCTTCCGTTAATTCTATTTTATTTCCCAAAGGTTCGAAACCGTAATTTAAATAAGCTTGTGAATAACTAATTATATAAGGCTTAATTATTGAAAAAATTTTTTTTTCATCTAATTCATATTCATGTTTTATTAAACCAGCTAATTTTTCTGTATACTTTTTTAAATTTTTATTACAAAGTTTTTTTATATTTTTTATTTCTTCTTTATTTAATGAAGTTTTATAAAGAAAAGGTCCCCAATGAAAAAAATTGTAATTTATTGTTTTATCTGTATCAATCATTATTTTTTTTACCAAAAAATCCAATAGATGCAATAATTCTAGGAGTAATTGCTAGTACCTTATGCTTTAAACCTTTTGGTATAAAAATCATATCTCCTTTATTTATTTTATAATCAACAGTTTCTGTATCAAAAACCCTATAAATAACTTTGCCTTTTAACCCTATTATAAAAACATCTTCGGTATCTCTGTGGGCTGCTCCTACTTTAGATACAAAACTAAAAAATAAATCTACTGCATCTTCTGCATGTCTTTCATATTTAAAAAGTTTAGTAATGAAATCAAAAAAAACATTAAATTCTGGTAAAAAATTATTAATTTTTAACATCTGATAAGCATCTTTTAAAGTACCTGAAAATTCATCTGCATTTGTTTTTTTTAAAACAATAAGTTCATTTTCTTCCATTAATTTACTTAATAAATTAAAATCATAATTTCTTTCTAGTGAAACAAAATTTTTTACTAAAGTTACTTTGTTTTCTTTTATATCGTCTAAATCTTGTTCTTTTATTAACATGGTTTTATGCTATTTTTCCGACTTTCATTCTCTATATATTTGATATATACTATAATTTAAATATTTCAAAGGTTATTATGTTACAGAAATTAGGGTTTTTACCAGGATTCAATAAACAAGTTACATCTACCGGAGCTGAGTCACAGTGGACAGATGGAGAAAATGTACGTTTTAGATACGGCACACCTGAAAAAATAGGTGGCTGGTCTCAATTAGGAAGTAGTAAACTAACAGGTGTTGCAAGAGGTTTACATCATTTTGTAAATAAAGAGTCTATTAAATACGCTGCTATTGGTACAAACAAAATTCTATATGTTTATTCTGGTGGTGTGTATTATGATATACATCCTTTAGTTAATCCATCAGGCACAGGTATTACAAATGCATTCAGCACTACCAACGGATCACCTACAGTAACTATAACAGCAAACACAAATGGTTTTATAGCAGGAGATATAATTTTATTTGGTGATACAACAACTTTTAGTGCTATTACTAATTCTAATTTTACAGCTACAGATTTTGCTGATAAAAAATTTATGGTTACATCTATTATAGATGGTAACAATTTTACAATTACAATGCCTAGTAATGAAACAGGAAGTGGAGCTAGTACTTCTGGAGGTATAACTTATTTTAGATATTATCATGTAGGACCTGCAGAACAAGCAGGTGCTTATGGTTGGGGTATATCTTTATGGGGTGGAAATGTTACTGGAGCAATAACAACTACTTTGAATGGATCATTGAGTGCTAACGCATTTGGTACTGGTGGATCAGGAACAAATATTACATTAACAAGTACAGTAGGTTTTCCAACTACCGGAACAAACTTTATACAAGTTGGCACAGAAGAAATTTCTTACACAGGTGTGGCCGGAAATAATTTAACAGGTATTATTAGAAATGTTAGAGGAACTACAAACGCGTCTCACTCAAGTGGAGATGTTGTAACCAACACATCTAGTTTTACAGGATGGGGTTCTGCTGCGGTCAATACTGATTCAGTATTAGATCCTGGTCTGTGGTCCCTGGATAATTTAGGAAGTACACTAATTGCTTTAATACACAATGGTGAGTGTTTTCAATGGAACGGTGATTTAAGTAACGCAACTGCAACTCGTGCAACTATTATTAGTGGTGCACCAACAGCGTCACGTGATATGTTAGTGTCCACACCAGATCGTCACTTAGTTTTCTTTGGAACAGAAACAACTATTGGTGACAAGACTACACAAGACGATATGTTTATAAGATTTTCTTCTCAAGAAGATATTACAGATTATACCGTAACATCTGAAAATAGTGCTGGTTCACAAAGACTGGCCGCCGGATCACGGATCGTGGGTGCTAAACTCGGTAGAAATGCAATATATATTTGGAGTGATAATTCATTATTTACTATGCGTTTTGTTGGTGGAGATTTTATTTTTGCGTTTGAACAAGTTGGTAGTAACTGTGGATTGATAGGACAGAACGCAGCTGTTGAAGTTGATGGTGCTGCGTATTGGATGTCTGACAATGGTTTCTTTAGATACACTGGTAAACTAGAATCTATGGATTGTTTAGTTGAAGACTATGTTTATGAAAATATAAATACTTTATCTAGTCAATTAATTTATTGTGGTATTAATAATTTGTTTGGTGAGATTACATGGTTTTATCCAACAGCAGATTCAAATGTTAATACAAGAGCAGTTACATATAGTTATTTAGACTCAACAGCTAAAAGACCTATATGGTTTACAAATGCTAGTAGTTTATTTTCTAGAACAACTTGGCAAGATTCTGCTGTGTTTGGTTTACCTCATGCAACTCAATACGATGCAGGTGATGATGCTTCGTTTGACGTAGTTGGAAACACAGACGGTGTTACCTATTACTATGAACATGAAACAGGAGTTAATCAAATAAGAGGAGGAGCTACAATAGCTATTCCAGCTAGTATAACATCTGGTGATTATGACATTACACAAAAAGTTGTTAGAGGTGCAGCAACTAGTTTAGGTGATCTTAGAGGTGATGGTGAAAATATTATGAGAGTTAGTAGAATTATACCTGACTTTATTTCTCAACAAGGAAACTCTATTATACAATTAGATTTAAGAAATTATCCTAATGATACAGCAGCAAGCTCATCACTAGGTCCTTTTACAGTATCATCTTCTACCGATAAAGTAGACACACGTGCAAGAGGAAGAGCGATAGCTCTTACAATATCCAATACTGCGGTAGATAGTAGTTGGAAACTAGGGACTTTTAGGTTAGATATACACGCTGGAGGAAGACGATAATGGAACAACTAGTAATGGCTATAGCGTTGCCGCTGCTAAAACAGTATACCATGAAGGAAGCTTTAGAAATAGCTTATGAAAGGTTAGGTATAGCCGCTCCCGAACAATCAGAAATTGATGTATTTACCGGTGGTGGAATTAACCAAGCTTTTTCTCCTGGTAATTTAACAAATATGTTTAAAAGAGCGGGAGTAAGATTAGGAGCAAATACTTTAATGAGCAACCTGCCTTCAGGTATATTACCTATGCTTGGATTTACGGGCGTAGCAAGTTTAGCAAATAAATATAGAAAACAACTTACTGGTTATGATACACAAGCTGCATACGACGCCGCTAGAGATAGAAGAGTAGCAAATAAAAGATTAGATAACATTATAAATAGAATGAATTCTGGTAAAGATTATGCAAACTATGAAGATGCATTACTAGATAGTGATGCAGGTGCAGTAGAGATTGATGGTACCATTTACTCAGGTCCTGATTATTCTCCGACAGAACGTGATGGTGGTCAAGATATTGGTCCAACAACAAGTTCTAGTGTAGGATATACTAAAGAGGACTCAGACAGAGAAAGTCGTAGAGGTAGGTATTCTGAAGGAGGCATTGCAAGTTTATGGCAAAGATAGTTCAAACATTAACAAGAGCAAGTGATGAGTACGAAGTAGATGTAGCACAATCGTTAGTCAGAGATTTAGATGCTGTTATTGAAAAACTTAATACATCGTTTCAACAAGAATTAAAACAAGAGATAGAAGCTAGAAGTTTCTTTTTAGATTAATGGCAGTAGTAAACCAATATAAATTTGTAGGTCTAGACAACAATACAAGTGGTGGAGCACTTACACCTTTGGGGTCTGGTAATCCTTTGGTTAGTGAAACATATGTTATTAAATCAATATTAGTTACATCAGCCGGTACACCTAGTGTGACTGTTACAAACAACAGTATTACAGCTATAAAATCTGCAGCTTTAACTGCTAATGTTACAACAGAATTATTAACCCAACCGCTAATAGTTGAAGGTGGAAAAGCCTTTACAATACAATCAAGCACTGCAGATTCGTTTGACGTAGCTATTAGCTATTTAAATATCAAGAAAGAGGTAGTATCGTAATGAAAGTATACAACGCTAAAGTAGAAGAAACTTACAGACACAAGGAAACTGGAGAGATTTTTAAAGAAAAAAAAGACTGGGAAGTCAAAGGTTACAAGCCAGAGGAGATGGCTCAGGACGTAAAAGTTATCATGCCACCTCTTGATTTGTTCAGTAAAACAAAGTAAACTAGTAAAACCATGGGAATAGAAGATATACAAATTTCAGAAGAATTAGAGACTAACGCACCATCTATAAAGTATAGTGGTAATGAAGGTCCTAAGTCCCCACAAGAACAGCAACAAATGATGATGGCTCAGTTAGAAGAAGAGTATCTAAAATATGTTGAGGACATGATAGAGCAAGGTATGGAACCTATGTCTCTACAACAATTTATGGAACAAGCAATGACTGAAGGTCAAATGTCAGGTGGACAACCATTACCTAATGACCCTACAAAACCAATCAATCCTTTTGCACCTAAACCAACAGGACCAACTTTACCTAACAGACAGATGGCAGCGTATGGTGGTATCATGGGTCTAGATGGTAGAAAACAATATGGACTAGGATCATGGTTCCAAGAAAATATTATGGATCCAATTAAAGAAAATCCTGAAATAGCTGCGGCGGCACTTGCAGCTGGCGCTAATTATTATGATATCATTCCAGGAGATAAAAGTAGCAAAGGTTATATTGGAAATATTCTTGACAACCCAACTGTTAAAAACATTTTATATGGTAAAGAAGTTGAAAATGAAAAAACAGGAAAAACTACAAGATCAGGTGGTGCTGTAGATTTTCTTACAGAAAATCTTATACCAATAGCAGGTGGTGCAATAGCAGGATTATTTACTGATAAAGATCAACCAGGTGGACAATCAGGTATGCCAAATGACAACACAGCATTACAACTAGGCGAACTTAAAAAAACTGCAAATATACTAGATCAAAAACAAGGAATGGCAGCAGGGTTAAATTTTTTACCATCAGTTGCAGCTAGAAAATATTCACCAGAAGAGATGATTAAAACGTATGCAACAGCAGCTAACGGTGGTAGAATAGGTAGAGCCGAAGGTGGAATCATGGACCTTGGTGGTATGGAAAAAGATTACAGAGCTGAAGGTGGGTTTGTACCTATTGGAAGAGAAGAAAAAGCAGATGACGTACCTGCAAGATTAAGTGTAAATGAGTTTGTATTTACTGCAGATGCTGTTAGAAGTGCAGGTGGTGGAGATATAGATCAGGGAGCAAAAGTTATGGAGAACATGATGAAACATTTAGAAGCAGGCGGACAAGTATCGGAAGAGTCACAAGGTTTAGGTGGCGCTAGAGAAATGTTTGCAACTTCACAGAGATTAGGAGACGTTATATAATGGCTATAGAACAAGTACAAAATTTACCACAACAATACGTAACAGACCTTGGTGTTGATTACGGAAAACAATTAGCAGGATTAACATCTATACCTTTAGATACATCTAGATTTGCACCTGAAGTTGCAGGTCAAGATCAATTACAAAAAGATGCTTCTGCATTAGCCGCGTCTGGTGTTGGAGCGTATCAACCTTATCTTACGGCACAAGAATCACTTACAGGACCACAAGCTTATCAAAGTTTTATGTCTCCGTATCAACAAGATGTAATTGATGCAACACTATCAGAATTCGACAAACAAACAGCAGCTGGTATGACAGGTATTGGTCAAACGGCAGCAATGTCTGGTAATTTAGGTGGTGGTAGAGAAGGTGTAATGAGAGCAAACTACATGTCTAATCAAGACGCTAACAGAGCTTTACTACAATCAAAATTATTACAACAAGGATTTAACCAAGCTAACTTAAATGCACAAACAGCATTTAATCAACAAGGTACATTAGGTGGAAATATACAAGATTTCCAAACAGCAGATATTAACCAGTTGGGTCGATTGGGCACCGTGAATCAACTACAAGAACAAGCAAAACTTGATGCAGAGCGAGAAGCAAATAGACTAGAAGCATACGAACCTTATGAAAGATTAGGTACATATGGTTCTGGAGTTGCAAGTCTATTCTCCGGTAATGCACCATTCGGTAACCAATCAACAGTAACACCTAACCCAACACCATTACAAACGGCTCTTGGAACAGCTAGTGTTCTAAGTGGTATCTTTGGTGGTGGTGGTAATCAATCAGGTAAAGCATTTGAAGTCTTAGGACCAGGAAGCGATATTCAATTAAAAAAAGATATTGAGTTAGTTGGAAAATCTCCTTCAGGTTTAAATATTTACAATTTTAAATACAAAGACCTTCAACCTTTTTCTGTAAATAAAAACGAAACTTACCAAGGTGTTATGGCTCAAGAAGTTCCATGGGCTGCTTCAATTGCAGACGATGGTTATCTACATGTAGATTATTCTAAGGTAGATGTAGATTTTAAAAAGGTAAATTAACATGAACAGAATAATGAGAAGACCTATGTTTAGAAAAGGCGGTAGTGCCGGTGAAGGTATTACATCAGGCCTAGCTCCTAGACAAGGATACAAAGATCCTGCAGGAAGTGTTGAACAAAATGATCTTTCTAAAATAGATATTAGAAACATGAACATGCAACAGTTAAGAGATCTTGCAGAGCAAGTGTCTTATAAGGCACCACCTATGCCTGTAGATAATTCTATGAGAGATTTTAAAATAGACTTTGGTTTAGATTTAATTGGTAGACCTGCAGCAGGAAACATATTTCAAACGGCAGCACTATCAGCTAAAGAACCGTTTTCTAATTTTAGATCAAGCAGAGCAGCCTACAACAAAGGTATACAAGATAGATCTATAAACAAATATAATAGTGAAGCTGATATGTTTAAAACATTAATAGGCGCGCAGTCGGATATACTTGGATCAGAAACAGGTGGTAAAACATACAGAGATTTAGAAATAGCTAGACAACTAGAACAAATCATTCCTAAAATATATGAAATACAAGCTAAAGTTGACGATGGCACTGCAACAGATGATGACTTAGTACAATTAGATATATTAAAAACTCAAAAAAATAATTATACTAAAAGCAATCCAGTAACAGAAGGTGCTATAGAATTATTTATTAAATCATCTCAAGGTCAGACTTTATTTGCATCAATTACAGAAGAATTATTTGATGCTAACCCAACCGGATATGAAAGTGAAAATGATCCACAGTTATATATTGATGCTATTGAAAAAGTTAAAACAATACTTGGTCAATTCTCCGGTGGTGGTAGAGCAGGCTACGCGGCAGGTAATATGGTTGAAGAACAGATTACTGAAACAGAGACCATGGACCCCGGACCAATGGGTGATGCATCTAACAATTTAATTAGTTACGATCAACTAAGAGCGAGATTACCAGCAGAGATTACAGATGATATTGTAGAACTTATGACTAACAGTGCAGAAGCATTAGAAGACTTTGCCATGATTTCAACACAAGCAGATGTAGATCAATTCAATAGAAAATATAGCGTCAACTTAGTATTACCAGCGGAGGCGTAACATGGCCGATACAGCCTACGAACGATTTCTCAAAGATCCGGACAAGGAAGAAGCTGTTGAAGTTGATATAAAAAATTCTCAACCTTTAGACTTAGATCAAGTCAAACTTAAAATACAAAACGAACTTTCATCACAAACCAAACCTAAAAAACCTGTGAAGTGGTTGGCTATGCCTGACCCTAAAAATATTCTAGAAACTTATTTTACACTAGAGCCAACTAAAAGATTAGCTAACAAAATTCAAGGATTAGAAGATCCTATGCAACAGTTAAAAAAACTTCCTGATGCAAAGGCACCTAGTTTTAAAATTAACAACAAAGAGATTACACAGGAAAGAGATTACACAACAGGTCTTGATGAAATATCTAAAGGTATCAGTTCAGGTGTATATGATTTACAAAACAGTTTAGGTTCACTATTATTTGCAGGCACAGACCTTACAGCCAACACAGATTTTTTATCTAAGTTTGAAAAGATAATGGAAGAGAATGAACCTACTCGACCTGAAACATGGCGAGGAGAACTTACATCTATTCTTACACAATTTGGTGTACCGGGTGTAACGATAGCTAAGATTGCAGGAAGAATACCTGCTGTTGTTAAAATGAAAAAAGCAGCTGACGCTGTCAAAGGTGGTAAGACTAGAAAAGCTAGTCAGATAGCAACACGAATGGTTGAAGGCGCTGGTATTGTAGGAGCTACAGATTTTATAGCATCAGAACCTGGCAGACAATCTTTGTTTTTTAAACCAGAAGATACAAAAGGTTTAAGTGGTAGAGAAAAAGCAGGTGCAGAGTTTAGAAACAGAATTAAATATGGCTTAGAAGGCACAGCAGTTGGTGGTGGATTTCCATTAGTGGGTAAAGCAACACAGCTAGGATACAAATATGGTATATCTCCATTGCTTGCTAACAAATTTGGAATAGGTGCAGCACAGTTAGGTGCAAAAGGAATTAACACAGTTGTAGTTAAACCTGTAGAAATGTTACTAGGTAATAAATTAGTAGCACCTCTAACAAAAGCAGGATCAGAAACATTACAAAAAGCAGG